ATGACTCTGTAAGTTCTGTTGCTAATCAGGTTGCAGCTAATCTGCCAACTATAGCTACGTCACCTATATCGCAAGTTGGGATGCAAAATATTCCTAGTTTTGATCAGCAACAAAACTTAGCTCAAATGAGTTTTATACCTCAAGGTGCTTTGGATAGGAATTTTGTAACAAATTTTACTCCTGCTGTTGATCTAAGTTTACCTCAAAGAGTAGGTAATATGTTTTCAAGAGCTTACTTAGGAGAAAATATTTTTAATCCAGTGCCATCAAGCATATCTATTGAAGAACAAAGAAATTTTAGTCCAGTTCGTTTTACACCTAATTTTGCGACAACAAGCACAACAGCGAGTACAACAGATGTGGACAATGAAGAACTAGCTGAATTAGCTGCTAAACAAGCTTTTACTGGCGCACAAGTAGATGATTTTAGAGAGCTAACAAATGTAGGTCAGTTGCCAACTCCAAGTGCAGCAGGTACAGCACCAATAACAATGACAAATGATCCTAATCTCAGCAATGAGTTTTCGGACTTTAATTTTAGTGGAAGTATTGCAGCAGAAGGGTTAAGAGGCAGAGCAGCACCTACTGGTGGTATTTTACCTGCTTTAGATTTAGTTTTGGGTTTTCCTGCACAAAGGCAGTTGAACAGATTAGATCAGGGATTTGTTCCAAGATTTAGAGATGGTCAGATAGTTGGCACAGAAGATTTTAGTTTTGGATCAAATCAAACAGAAGGATTGTTAGGTCAAAATCCATTGCTTTCTAATATCTATGGATCAAATCAAGATCAGATGGATATGATGTCAGGATCAGATGATGGTGGCGAGGAGACAGTGCCACCAGTTACAAATCCACTCACTGGGGTAACAAGATGTCCTGAAGGTTATATTTTTGATGATGATCTACAAGCTTGTAGAGTAGATACCGGAAGAAAAAAGAAAGCAGATGACAAAGCTCCGTCAGGAGAAAGATTTTTTAGACAAACAGCATTAGACATTGCACCAAGTAACTTGCCATCAGGCTTTGACTTTGATGCAGCTAATAGAAGATTTACATCAAGTTTTGCAGTAAATCCTAGTAATTTTAACAGACCACCAACACTAACTGGGTTTACCCCTTTTAGTAGCTTTAGACCTTTTGCCTAATGAATGAAGGTAAATTATCTCAAGATGTTGAGAGAGGTCATAAAGCTGATCTGTTATTGAAAAACGAATTACTACAAGAGTCATTTCAAAAACTTGAACAAGAATTTACAACTGCTTGGAAACAGACGGCATTTGATCAATCTGTCGAAAGAGATCGGTTGTATAGTCTCTGTCAAGCCTTAGACAGTTTGAAGTCGTACCTAGCTAGTATGGCTCAAAATGGTAGGTTGGCAGAAAATCAACTTAACCAAATAAGAGGTAAAAAATGAATGTAGACTCGCAAGAGAGCAATCAAAATCTCAGTATTCTTGATGCAACAAATGAGGTTCTAAAAGCATCCCAAGTGGAACAGCAAGAGGAAACTCAGGAAGAGCCACAAGAAACTGAACAACAAATTACTGAGGAAGAAACAGAAACCGAGCAGACAGAAGTAACTGAAACTAGCGAAGTTGAAGAAGAAGCCGAAGCCGATCAAGATGTCGCTGAAGAGGTAGCAGAAGAAACTGAAACTGAGGCACTATATACAGTTAAAGTAGATGGTGTTGAAGAGGAAGTGGATCTTAACGAACTCAAAAGAGGATATATTGGTGGGAAAACCTTTCATCAAAGAATGAATGAGCTACACAAAGAAAAACAAGCATTTTCAAAAGAGGCAGATCAATATCGTGCTAATAGAGATGCTTATGCTCAAGGACTTGGTGAACTTCAAAAACTCTTTCAGAGGCAAGAGCCAAACTGGGCAGAGTTAAAACAGACTTTGACACCTGAACAGTATAACTCAAGGGTCGCAGATTACACTCTAGAACAAAACAACTTGAGGAAGTTGCAAGAAGAACAAAAAGCTATTGCACAAGAGCAACAAAGAGAAGCCACTATCAAATGGCAAGATGTATGTGTAAACGAGGCAAAGCTATTGTTGGACAAAGTTCCTGATTGGAACAAGGAAAAACAAGATGCTACAGTTAAGTTTGCTAAAGAAGTGCTTAATTTTTCAGATGAGGAAATAAGCCAAGCATCAGATCATAGAATGATACTTGCTATCTATGGAGCATCACAAAATGCAAAGAATGAAGCTTTTAAACCTCAAGCAAAGAAGATTGTGAAGAATGCGCCAAAAGCTACTAAATCAGGGCAGCCAAAATCTAAAAATGAAATCTTAAACAATAATCGTAACAAATTGCGCCAAGCTTATAACAAAAATCCAACTAAGCAAGGTGCAGTAGAACTTTTAATGAAGAGAGGGTAAAATGGCTACATTTACAACTTCAAATGCTGTAGGAGAGAAAGAGTCTCTTGCAGATATAATTTATAGATTGGATACAAGTGAAACTCCAATCTTTTCATCAGCAGATAAGATCACAACAAATGGTGTTTTCTACGAATGGCAGGTTTGAATTGAGCCTCACTTAGTCGCAAGGCTAAGAAGCAAAGGATGTGAATTCAGGGAAACCCCTAACGTAAAGACGAGGGCAATCCTGAGCCAAGCCTAATTTTAGGAAGGTGCAACGACTATTCCAAACGGAAGTACACTAGAAGTCTAGTGGAAGCGCATCCCCCCTTCAAGGGTGAAGATATAGTCTGATCTTATAGGAAACTATAAGCAGATCGTAAGATCGGTCTAAGATTAACGAACTTAGATGAACACAATGTCAAGAACTTGCTGCAGCAGCAACAGACAACCATGTTAATGAGGGAGCAGATGCAACTTTTGCAACTCCAACAGCTACCTCAAGACTTGGTAATTATCATCAGATCTCTGTCAAAGACTTTGCTATCAGTGGCACTTTAGAGTCAGTTGACAAAGCAGGAAGAGAAAGAGAGTCAGCATATCAGAAGGTATTGAAATCTCTTGAACTGCGAAGAGACATAGAGAAGTCTGTTGGTGATACAAATGTCGCTAGAAGCGCAAGTGATCCAAGAAAATCAGCATCTTTGATTACATGGATGACAAACGTATCCAAGCCATCAGACATGGGTCATGGTACTGGAGATGGAACAGATACTTGTGATTTAACTGGTACAAACAGAGCATTGACACTTGCTCAGATTGAATCAGCAAATCAGGAGGCATGGGAAGATGGGGGCAATCCTCAGATTCTTGTCTGTTCAGCTACCAATAAGGCGAATATTAGTAATCTCAGTGCTGCAGGAACTAATCTTGTAACAAATCAGGTAAATGCAACAGCAGGTACAGCACCATCATTTGTAGGTGCAGTATCAGTGTTCTTAACTGATTTTGGTGAGTTACAATTAACTCCGTCAAGATTTTTAAGTAATGATAAGTTATTTATCATTGATCCTGATTATGTGTGTATTGGAACTCTAAACGGAAGAAACTTTGCAGAAAGTGAGCTTTCAAAAACTGGAGATGCCGATAAGACACAAATTGTTACAGAGTTTACTTTGGTTGTTAAATCACCAAAGGCTCATGCAGCAGTATTTGGATTAAACGGATCTTAATGAGATAGGGGGAGCAATCCCCCTTTTTCTTTGGAGTTATTATGAAAAGATTATTAAGCACTGATCCAGTAGCTAAGAAAAAAACATTCATGCATTTTGAGAATGATGGAACTACTCATATTTCAACAGAGCAAGATGTAACTAAAATTATTGATAATAATAAAAATCAAGCAAACGATTATCAAAAAGGTCAGATGATTGGAAATACACAAAAGCATTTTCAAGAAGTCGCAAACATACCTTTGGCAGTTTATTTTGATCTAAAAGAAAAGCTAGGTGATCCAAGCAGAGATCCTGAAGCAAGAAAAAAATGGAAAGTTTGGTTAAATGATCCTGATAATAGGGCATTTAGAACTGGTGGGGGATACCTCTAATGGCAATAACAACCTACACTGAGTTGAAGTCAGCAGTTGCAAATCATCTTGCAAGAACTGATTTAACAAGTGTTATACCTGATTTTATATCTTTGGCAGAAGCTCGTTTATCAAGGGAGCTAGAAACTAGAGATCAGGAAAAAAGAGCAACAGCAACCATGACAAGTGGTGATGAATATATTGCTCTGCCTACAGATTTAAGAGAAGTCAGGGAAGTCAAGGTCAATCAGAACCCAATCAAGGTTTTGGAGTATATGTCACCAGTTGCTATTGATAGTAATTTTTCTTCAGGTGCATCAGGTACTCCACAAGCATATTCTATTGTGGGTCAAGAGCTAAAGTTAAGACCTATTCCTGATAGCTCAGATACATTGGAAATTATCTATATTGGTAGTCTTACTGCTTTGTCAGATAGTAGTTTGACCAATGATATGCTTACAAGACACCCTGATGCTTATCTTATGGGTAGTCTAGTTGAGGCTTATCAATACCTTATGGATGATCAAAGAGCATCATTATATGATGCAAAATTTTCAAGAATAATTGAAGAAATACGAAAAGATGAGCAGAGAGCGCATTATGGAACTGGCTCACTACAAATTCAAAGTATTTATTTAAGACAAAACAACGCAGGACAATAGGAGAGTAAAATGTCAGCAATGTCAGACTATCTTGAGCTTAAATTTCTAGATCACTTTACTGGAAGAGCAGCAACCAGTGCGCCATCAGCAGTTTATGTTGGGTTATCTACTGGGTCTTTTGGTGATGATGCATCAGGAACAGAGATAAGTGGTAACAACTACAGTAGAAAAGCAGTGACTTTTGCAGCAGCTTCAAGTGGTTCTATATCAAGCAATGCAGCAGTTGAGTTTGATGCAGCTACCGGATCGTTTGGTAGTGTTAGCCATTTTGGAATATTTGATGCTAGTTCAGGTGGTAATCTACTATTTCATGGTGCTTTTGCATCAGCAAAGACTATTGCATCAGGTGATGTTTTAAAAATAGCATCAGGATCATTAACAATAACAGCAGCTTAAAATGCCATTAGGTGTTCCAAATCTTGATCAAATTACTCAGACTTTGGACTCAATTAGTGGTTCATTAGATACTGAAGCTGATTTATTAAAAGTAGAATATAACAACCCAACCCTAGAACAATTAGATGGTTGGGGTCTAACATTAGATGCGCTTGATGCACTAGGCAATATGGATAGTCTGTCTAGTCTTCAGGTTAGACAAGCATCAGCGAGTATAGCAACTACAGCAAGTGCTAGTGCAGAGATACAGTTTTCAATAGATGTAACTGCATCTATATCAACATCTGCAAGTACATCTGCAAGTGCCATAAAAGCAAGAACAGTAAGTGCAACACCATCAACAAGTGCAAGTGCCACATCTACTGGAACAAGAATACAATTTGTTTCAGGAACACCTGCATCAATAGGTAATGTAACTGCCACTGCTAATTTTGAGGTTGGTGTAAGCACAACGATTGCTACATCAGCATCAATGTCTGCAACTGCCAATAGAGTTCAGTTTGTATCTATGTTTGATGATACAAA